ATGTGTTATTTATTCTTCCATAACTCCAGTCAAAGAATATGCTAAAAAATATTTTAGATGGAGTGGTAATGAAGATGATAAGACTGAAGATTGGAGATTGTTTTTTTCAGAATTAAAGCATATGCTTGTAGCCGAATTTGACTTTATTTTTAAAGATTTAAGTGTACAAATTAATAAGTTTTATAATGATGATCGGACAGAATTATTGTTAATTGATTCAAGAGAACCAGAAGAGATTGAAAGATTTAAAAAACATTTTCACGCTATAACAGTATTTGTTAAAAATGATAGAGTAGAAAAAATAGTTTCGAATAAATCTGATGCAAATGTAGAGAATTATAAGTATGATTATTATATAGATAATAATGGGACATTAGAAGAACTAGAACAAAAAGCTATTGAATTTATTAATGAATTAAATTAAAATAGGAGGATTAAAATGAGTTGGAATGGGAAAGTAAGATGTATTAAAGATGATACAGGTAATTTTTTTACAGTAAATAAAATATATGAAGTTACAAATGGTACAATTCTTAATAATTATGGTCGTAATGAATCATTTGAAAATGTTGACAATTTTAATTCAATGTCAGTTGCAACTTTTGAAGAAGTTAAAACCCCTGTTTTATGCGAAATATTAAATGTAGAGTTAAATGAAAAATTTAAACTTACGGAAAGCAATTATACACTTGATAATTTATATTGGGTAGATGAAAGCGGAAACTTTAGATGTGATAGTAAATACAATGAATTCCCAGCTCATATGGTTGTTGATATACTAAAAGGGGAATATACAATAGTAAAATTGCCATTTTATCAGCTTACTGAAGATGAAATTACAATCTTGTCGGGTTTATATTTGAACGATTATGAATACATAGCAAGAGATAAAGATAATGATTTGTGGGCTTATCAACTCGAACCTTTAGAAGATGAATCAGGCGAATATGATGCTGATGACGGGGATTATATTGCTAAACTAAATAATGAATTCTTTAAACAAGTCCAGTGGGGAAATATACTTGACATCAAAGCTGAACTTGATAGATTAAATTAAAAAGGAGAGTGCGATGGTAAGCTTATACATATATAGTATTCTAATTACAATAGTAGCCTTAATTCTTATATGGATTCTTTACAGGTCAAATGAAGAATTTGAAAATTTAAAAATATCTAGCGAGAGAACAATTAATTATATAAGAGAAATATATGATGGTAACATTAATTATTGTGAGGAAAAAATTAAACAATACGAAAAACAAATTTGGGATGATAATGATTTAATTGACGAGTTGAGAAAAGAGAATCAGAAGTTAAAAGGCGATAGATGGTAAAAAAATAGGTAGAATGAGAATTAACTCAAACTACCTATTTTTATTGACAAATATCTAAAATATGGTATATTAGATATTGTATAACATTTTTATTAATATTTTCTATTATTTGCACGAAAAAAATAAGGATATAGAATGAGAAATCTCAAACTATATCCTTATTTTATATTAAATTTCGTGATTTATATGTTTAATTTAATTCATCATCGTATTCAAAAATAAATTCCACCGTAGAATACTTACTTTTAACATATATCATTTTAGTTATTACACTATTTATCTGATGATAACTATCATCTTCCAATAATCCATATTCTGTAATTGCATCATTATAAAATTTAGGAACAATACTATAATTTTCGTAATCACGCCTTGTTCTATCTTTCCATTCAAATAAGATAGTTACATCACAATTATTTAATTTTAATTTAGGGATATTATAATATTCTAAAGCAAATAAACAAAATTCATGATATTTCTTTTTTGCATCTGCTTGAGCCATTCTTTTTTTAGCCGTAAATTCATTAAGAGATAATGCTGTGGCTTTTATGTTAAATACTTTTCTTTTGGGGTAACACTTAAAATAATATTCCCTATATTTTTCTACTAATTCTTGATTGAATAATATTCTAATTTCTTTTTTAGCCATCTATTTTTCACACCCTTCGATGAATTTGATATAATCTTCATTTTTAAGTATTAAAAAAGGATAGCCATTACTGGAAATCCTAAAATGTTCTTTTATTTGTTTATTTGCTCTTACACGAATTAAATCATAACCATCTAATATTTCTTGTATACTACGTTTAATTTGAGTCTTTACAACCTTTTCTGATACTTTGAAGTCGTGATTTTTTCTGTAAATATCAATGATTTCATTTTCAGAAACATATAATTTGTTATTTATACACTCTATAATTATTTTACTTATCTCATTAGTTTTTTCATTTGATTTTTCAGACAATGGTTTATCTTTAAATTGTGGAAATATTTCATTAGCTAATTCATCGCCAAAAGTTCTAATAATGTACTCACGACTCAATCCATTTAAAGTGAAATTGTTATCTTTTAATATCATTGCTTTATTATTAGAATCGTTCAACATATCAATTGAATAAGAAGGTATTTGATATGTATTTATTTGGTTTACAGCATGGTTAAACTCTTTAATTTTACTTTGTTTATTTTGTATATGTTTTGCTAATAATTTTTCAGGTAAAAGTTTAGGATCAATTTTATTTAATAAATTCAATAAACAAAATAATTGAATAGTTTTATTAGATGTGTTTTTAGATTTACATTCAAATACTTCTGATAAATAATTTATACTACCATAAAATACTGGTACGCCATTAACAATATATTCATTATCCCCAATGTTATTTATTGCATAATTTATAAGATTGATTAATTTTTCTTTTCTTGGTTTTATATAACTCCACAATATAGGGAACTCATCTTCAATTATATTACTATTAATATATCTCATATTTTCAGTTAATATTTCAATGTATTCTTTTTGTTCTTCTGTATATAATTCAAGACTATACACTTCTTTTAAAAATTTAATAGCATGATATCTTGATTTCCCACTTAATTTTTCAACTATATGAACTATGCCACCTTTAAATCCACAACCAAAACAATGATATATATAATGACCATTAGCCTTAACTTCAATCCCTGCTGATGGATTTTTGTCATCATGTATAACACATCTAAACGAATTTCCATATACTCCTAAAAAATCATATAAATCAATAGTATCAAGATAATTATAAAGTTCTATTGGTTGGGTGAATACGAGGGGATTAGTCTGCACTGATAGATCATTATTATTTATATATGAGTGCAGTATAAACCCAGAGTCAAGTGATACTAATGACTTCATTGATTTAGAATCAAGTTTCTTTATTGCTTGAATATTATCATTATAGTATTCATTATTAATAATTATTGGAGTAATAATTTCATTTTTATAATTATAAGTATTATCTTTATTCCACTTAGCCACAATATCACTTCCTTTAATTGTGTGAGTATAGTTTTCATAAATTAATTGCTTACCACCAAAGAATAATCTTCCTGTATCCGTAACTTGTTGGTCGCAATTTGGGAAAGCAAGTGTTAAACTCTTTTGCAATTTATTCCGTTTATCAATATCGGTTATAATTTCATCATTGCAAAATACCAATCTAAACTTATTGTGTTCAGAGGTATGACTGAAAGTTGTATAGCCGAAGCTTGGAATAATATTTAATTCCTTACATCTATTTAATTCAATTTCTATATCTGAATTATTGTCAAAATCTAACGCAAATAATTGTTGTGATATAAAGTTACTACTTGTTCTGCCATTTAAATATGCTGGCTTAAAAGTACAACCTTGTGCTAAATTATTTGCTAAATCTTCAATTTTCATTTCGGTTTGTTGTAATCTATTTTGTAATTTTTTAACTTCATTTGTATCTGGTTTGCTGCCGTATTTTTGATTGTCAAACATTATTTTAATCATTGTTATTAAACTCCATTCACTTATTTTATTTTTTTATTTTAATTCATAGTTACACCATTTATCAAATAATGGGTAACTTTTTTCCCTATCAAAAACATAACAAATTCTGTCACCGCTCCAATATACTCTTATTGGTTCTAAGCCATTTTTTATATATAATTGAGCTTGTTTAGGATTAACTATATTTACTGTTTCTTTTATCATCTTTTATAATCTCCTTCATAACAATAAAAGAGCCAATTTATTTACCAATCAGCCCTTTTAATTTAATTAAATCTCATATTTATCTTTATTTTTACCAATCTGACTTTTATCTTCTTTGATGTAGAATTTCCTAGTTACGTCCGTGCCAGAATGCGACAACAATGTACTAATTTCTTCTAATTTCATTCCTTTATTTTTTAGCAAAGTTGCCCCGCTGTGGCGATAATCATGGCAGTGTAATTCAGGAACACCTATCATTTCTCCTACTTTTTTAGTCCATTCAGTTAAAACATTAGTTGTAGCTTGATTATTGAATGAATTTAAAAACACATAATCACTTACTATGCCATCTTTTTCACGCTGTTCTTTAAGTTTTAATAATAAATCTTTAACTTCTTTCGAAAAGAATAACGTGACAATTTTATTTTCTTTTTCAAGAACATCATCAACTGTACGATTTTCAAAATCTATCTGTTTCCATGTTGTATTGCTTAAAGCATTAACTCTAGCCATAGTAGACAATGCAAATATAGTAAATGTTTTTAGTTGTAAATCATCATTTTCATCAAGCTTTTCACGCATCAATTTTACCTGTTCTTCTGTTAAAAAAGTTTGTACGACAACTGGTAATCCCTTTTTAGGTCTATCTATAAATTCCATTGGATTATCTTTTATTAACTTTTTCTTTCTTAAAAACTTATAAAATGCACTTAAACTAGCCATTCTTCTTTTAGTTCGCTCTGTATTATTCCCTTGTTTTTTACAGTAAAATATATGTTCTTCAATATCATCTTCTGTTAAATCAACTACACTTGGATTGAATTGTTCTAAGTATAAATATCTAAACCATGCTTTTATATCACATATGTAACTATATATTGATTTGGGTGATAATTCACGCATTTGCATATCACGTTCATATTTTTGTAGGAGTTTTAAATTATCTTGATTAAGCATTTCATCTGTAACTTCCGTACCTATACAAATACGATGACTTCTCTCTAAATTAGCCATTTTATGCACACTCCTTATAATAATCTAAACCCAAATCTATAAAATCATTACGCATATTACATTTACCCTTTAACCAATTAGTCATGGTTTTATTCGGGATGTTATATTGTCTAGCACATTCAGATATGGAATTATATAAGATGCCATCACAGATGATTTTTCTTGTTTTTACTAAACGATATTGTACAAACCTATTATCATCATTATTGTAAAACCTTAACCCTCGGTTGTACCACTCTATAGGCATACCTCTTTTACCATTTAGCCATTGAGTAAGAGTAGACCATTTTAAATCGTAAAAATCAGCACATTGAGTAATAGTTTCAAATATGTAATCATCACAAAGAACACTTTTAGCAAGATAATTATTTGATCCTGTATTAGCTATTTTTAAAGCTCTTTTATTATTTTCACTTTGTTTTCTGCCTTTACATGATTCACTTATTTTTCTTTTATGTGATTCACTAGGTTTTAAACCACGCATTCCATCTCCACCAAGAGTTTGATTATATCCATTAATAAAAGTATTGTATTTTTTAATGTAATTTATTTCTTTATCATTTAGTTCGCTTTCCAAACATGATATTAATATTTTAAATTCAAAATTTTTTTTGCCATATTTGTTCCAAGCATTTTGCAGATATTTATTGTGATGGGTTTTATTATTTAAAGTATTTATATGAGAAGCCCATCTTTTTTTAATATTATTAGATTGACCAATATACATTTTATTGTTTACTCTATTAATAATACAATAAATACCAACTAATTCGTTAGCCAAATCTTTCCACGCCCTTTTAAATTAATCCTATCTGTTTAAATGCCATTCCTAATACTGCCATAACTACTGCTCCAATTATAATCCAAATTAATTTGTCCCATTTTTGAGCATCTTTTTTATCAGCTTTAGTTTTAACATCATTCATATCTGTTCTCAAACTACCAATATCGCTTTTAATTCCACATATTTCTTCATTTGTGTTTCCTATTTTTTCAACTAACAATTTTATATTGCCGTTCATCTCGTACATCATGCGTTGGGTATCTTTTAAGTCTACTATATCTTTGTCGTGTTGTTCTGATATGGTCTCCAATTTAACAACACGTTCAACAATTTTGCTTTCATTTTCCATTTTCTACCTCATAAATTTGAATTTTTCTGTTATCATCTTTTTTTTACTTGATGTGTTTCAAATTTTATGATATAATTAACAAAACTCATCAGAGTTTTAAGGGGCAGAAAGTTATTCGATAGGTGACTGCCCCTTTTTTAATATCATTTTCCTTCACCAATATCTATTTTCCCTTTAATAAAAGTAGCAAGTTTAATAAATACTTCTTTTGCATACCAAATCGCTCCACCTGTAAGTATCAAATTAACACCAGTTATTAAATTAACAACTTCTCCGTTAATATCAATTGTAATTACTTCTGTATTTAAAAGTCCAGCTATGTATACTAAGCACATACTAATTGCTACAACAAATGCTTTAATAACACCTTGTAATAATTTCTTTTTATCAAACTGTCCATTTAACCATGCTTCAATAGAACCCAAGAATATGTTGGATATCATTAAAAGTATAAGTCCACAAGCTATTCTTACTATTTGTATATCTATATATTGTAAAATGTCCATCTTTTATATCTCCTTTTAATTTAATTTAAAACCAGCCAATTATGGAAAAAATTCTTCTGCCATCTCCGTAAAAAACCATATCTGTTTCATTATTTAAAAAAACTGATCCTCCACCATCATATGAACAAGCAATATCAAATTTACAATCTTTTACTAAATCTAATAAATCATAACCAATTGCACTACTATGAATAATATTAGGGCGAACAAGTATATACAATTTATCTTCAGCAATATTGTATCCTATTACAATTTTATTAGTTTTTCTTAAAACATCAGCATAACTTACGTATGATTTTGTTTGTTTGTTGTATCCCCATTTAAATCCTTCAGATGCTGGATCATATTTAAAATTAGGATTACTAGTGTCTCGGATTCCAACTCCACCCATTGCAAATCGAATATTTTTATAATCTAATTGGTCAGCAAAATATACTTTTTTCATTTCAATTTTATTATCGTTGTAAATTATAAATACATTTTGAGGACAGCCAAAATCATAATAGTGATTAGCCGTTCCTTGAATTATGTTACCATTCTGAATAAAGATTGAAGTTGAATATGTTTGTGATTTAGCTGTATCTAAATACCAGAAAAAAGATCCATTAGTTACGTTAGATTCTTCTATTGATTTGTTACTTTTATTAACTATTTTTACACCAAAATCTTTAACATTTCCCTGCAATAAATGTGTTTGATTAGGAGTGACAGTATAAATTACTTTTTTAATTGGCTTAACTTCAATTGGTTTAGGTTGTTCAACAACTGGTGTTCCAATAACTTCACCATTTATAGCTTTTGCCAAACTAATAATCATTGGTTCTGCATATGTATAATCAGTAAGATATTTCATAGTTGTATCTTCTAATTTTGCTTTTTCTCTTATAGTTTGTTTAGCTTTATCAAATTCCACATTATCTACAACTCCTAATAATTCACAAATAACATTAGCTTGAGCTTGTGCTATTTTCTTTAAATTTTCGTCCACTTTTAAAAATGCTTCATCTATTAAATTATCATGATATCCACTTTCAATTAAAAATATATGTGGACAGTTTGTTGCAGCAGCTCCACGAATTACACCATAATAATTATAAGTTTTACTATCAGTGCCGACAAAAGTTCTTATATTTGAATCCCTATTTGGATTGTTCATTACCTTAGAAACTTCTAATGATAATTTATCAGCAAATTCTTTATCAGTAGTTTTTAAGTAATCATAAAAAACTTCTACACCTTGAGTTTGTTGGTCACAAGCATTTGTGTGTTCGGAAATAAATACATCATACCCTTCAGCTAATTGACCACGTTTATACAAATCTAAATCTTTCTCATATTCGTGCGTAAAATCAACTTGTATACCTTTTGATGCAAGTATTGTTTTTAAATATGTAGATATTTTCCAAACACCTTCATATTCATAATATCCAGTTTGACCTTTGTTTGCGTTACCTTTAAAATGTCCTGAATCAATTCTAACTTTTTTCATCTTTTCACTTCCTTTACACTAAAAAAGACAGCATAAATACTGTCTAAAATTAATTATTAAAGTCATTTAATAATTTAATCATATATTGTTTAATTTCATCTGTTGGGGCAAATTTATTATTTTCACCATACATTATTTTAAAATCTGAACTTACATCATACGGATCAATCAACATATAATCAGCACCAAATAAATATCTAAAATCCTCTGCAAATATTTCTGCTGGTCTAGTGTACCAATTAGAATTATTTTTATTGGTATATTTATTAGGTATCCCTCTTAATTTTTTATATTCTTTTAACACCTTATCGCAAGTGTCCCAAGTACAATTTAATGCTTTATACATTAAAATATGACCAATTTCATGTATAACCACACAACCTATATTTTCTTTAGTTGGTTTTATGGTTCTTCCACCTAAAATAATATGAGATTCATACGCCCTTCCTTGATATGTAGTTCCATCATAATTATTACGTTTAAGATTAAACATCATTAATTGATCTGGAATTACGAATATAGGAACGTCTAATTTTGACAAATTAATACTTATATCATTTAATACTTCTTCAACTAATTCTTTTTGAATAGGGAATATATTATTACTTTTGTAAGCATAATCAGTTTTATCTAAGTATGTAAACTTCTTTCCGTTTGGATTATTAGGAAAAGTATTTATATAATTTTGTTCGTTAATAGTTTCTACTTTCATTTTTTTCACTCCTTTTTAATTTATTTTATTGTGTTGCTAAAATATACATTATATTACGTTTGTTTTTGTAATATTGAGAAAACCTCGGTAAAATCAGCACTTTTGTCGCAAAATTAAAGTTTTGCGAGATAAACTTTTCTTACTAAGATTTCTAAATTTTGTTGACATTCCAACATTTATTTAACTTTTCACACAATAATAGACTAACTTTAAATTTAAAATATCAAAAATTAGTCTATTTTAAGGTAATTGTTTAATTATTAACAACTTATTTTTCACAAAAATTTTGCCAATCGGAATAGAAGTGTATATCGTTTTTAATCTATTCAGCAAGATTGTGATTATTTTTTAATTTAATTTTTTGGTAGGGGATAAATATAAATTAAAATGTGACTTTTATTAGGTTATTTAGAATAGACTTTTATTACATATATTTATAATGTAAACACATTACTATAATATAGCTAAAAAATGGTAGCCATATTAATACTTTCATTAATTTATTATTTTTTAATTTAAAAGCCAATAAACAAAATATAATAGTAATGGATAGTTTAAATAAAATGAACATTATTGGGTTTATAAACCATAAACTTCTCATAAGTGGATTCGCTTCCATATAAGGATTATCTGCTATCCATTGTAAAGTAAAATATAAGTCAAATATACTCATAACACCAATGAGAATAATTATTAAATTTATTATATTCTTAAAAACTTTATTAATAGAATAATTCATAACTATTCTCCTTTACTTTTTAATTTATTTTTATAATGCTAAATAATACCAAACTCTCAATGTACAGATACAAATTATAACCAAACAAACATAGAATACCCCATATTCAAACTTTGTATTAAACATACCCCCATCTCCCTTTTTAATTTAATTCACACTATTAATATACCACTATTGTTATAATTTGTCAATACATTTTTTAATTTAATTTTATAAAAAGTAAATCAATATTCGTAATCGAACATATATACTTTATTATCCGTTCTTCTGTAAATTCCAACTATTAAATTTTGATATACGGATAATACTTGTAATTCTACCACATCTGTAATATTTTCAAATAATTTACGTTCTCTAACCCATTCTACTTTATCCCAATCTCCAAGTTCAAGTTTACCTATTTTTGAGTATATTTCTCCATTTTTGATATAGAATAATTGAACTTGGTTATCCCAAAAATGCATTAAATAATTATAACTTCCACTAACAACTTCTTTTTGTATTTCAAAATCTAATTGCATTTTACCACCTTCTTTAAGGATTTTCGGGGAATATTTCTATTTCTCCATCTGCATGAATGTTAACAGTAAAATCTACGTTTTCGTCAACAGGATTTTTCGGATATTCATTTAAATACAAATACCATGCTTCATGTAAATTACCTTCAGTTATTTTTTTATCTTTAATAGCTTTTGTTCCACCTTCATGAGAAGCCCAAACTGCTTCTGTGTGTGGGAAATCTATTGTAAACATTACTGCTGCATCATGTAATCTTTTCCTTGTCATATCAAAAGCTGTTTCTTCTGCTTTTTCTTTTGCATTTCCAACGATAGGTATGATACATAAAAGTAATATTCCAAGTATAGCAATAACTACTACTAATTCGATTAATGTGAATCCTTTTCTATTCTGTAATTTCTTCAATTTCAACATCTTCTATTTTCTCCTCTATATCCTCGAATGTGTCACCTTCGTTTTTGTGCATTTTACCACACTTCATGCAAGGGATTTCTTTTCTTATACTTTGAAAATAAAATTCATTTCCACATTCACAATTAATCTTGCCTTGTAACATTATATTCAATATTAACTTGCACTCCCTTCACTATATATAATTTCAAAATTCAAATCTAAAACATGGTCTGTATCTTTTGGTATATATTTAACCCAATAATCTGCGGTTATTACTGCTTCGTTAGAAGGAGGATTGTCAAAGGTTATATTTACCTCATTAAATGTGAAACCGCTACTTTGCAATACACCATCAATATACACTGCTTTTGGTTTTTCCATCCAAACTTCATTCCAAGTTAAATTAAATATCATTTGACTTCCTGTCCCAACTCCAACAGATGTTTTAAAGAATTCATATCCGCTCCATATTGTAGAATTATTTTGTGCCATTGTTTCAATATCAAATACCAATACATTAGCATCATAGTTTGTAGGTAAATTTGGTTTTAATTCAATGATTTTTATTTTACCATTTCCGATACCTGTTTCAATTCGTTTTGTCCCAGTGATTATAAATTTTCCTGTACCACTATTCCCAATTTTCGAAGGATTTATCACTGCGGATGATGAATTATTTATAAAAACACTTGGCATAGTGTTACTTCCGCTACCTTTTAATTGAGTGAAATCCCACCCTGTAAAGCCGTCTACTAAAGCATTTTTGTTATTTCGTATTGATAAAGTAATTCCAGATTCAAAAATTGGTTGGAAATATACTGTTGAGAATATTGTTATTTCTTGAGTATTTGTTTTTGGTTCTAAAACTAATGGGTTGCCTTCACTATCTTTAATCAATGCGTGAGTGTAAATAATACTTGAACCTGTACTAGCAGCAACTCCAACTTCTGTTATACTTTCACCAACATATAAAGATGAAGAAAGCACTATTGATTTAGTAGCATAACTAGCTAATGGTGGTTGATTTATAACTTTCTCAACCTGTGTAGATTGCAATGTTGCAATCCTATCAAACAAAGTTGTTCTTGTAGCACTCAAAATGCCTGTGCCTCTACCAAATGCTATGCTATACCCAAAATAATCACTACTTGCATCACTTATTATATTTGATGCTGTAAAATAATTATCTAAAACTATATTTTCGGCATATCCTTTTTGTACTATTTTCCCTGTTATGGTATCTTTTATTTCTATTTCAAATTTATTGTGTATTTTAATCGGTAATTTCATATCCATTTTATCACCTCTCTATGGATTAATGTCATCAACATTTATAAACTGAATTTTTCCGCCAATACTTGCTTTGACATACTCTATTGGTGTATACGCTGATAACTTGGTTATATATATTAAATCAATAATACCGTCAACGCTTGCCTTTATATGCTCATGCATTCCTATTGCTCCGCCCGTTGTTGTTAAACCTTCTATTAAATCTTCAGGTGTAAAAGTTTTTGTAAAGCTTGCTATTACTCCACCTGTCCCTGCCAATGTTCCTAATGCTTGATTATAGGATATTGTTATGTCTCCTTGTGCATTTCTTATTTCATTAAGCATTATTAATTGAATTGAATTAGGTTCTGTTGGATGTGTTTGGACTGTCTTAATGGTATAAACTTTATTTACTAACGCACCGTTATTATCAGCACCATCAAACCATGTATACTCTTGTCCTAATACTGTAAAAGCACTTTCATTTCCGCTCTTAGGAATTACTGTTGCAAATAATAACTGTAACTCATATATATAAACTCTACCAGATGTATAGGTACTATTAACTACCCATTTATAGTATTTATAAGACATTGTAGCTTCAAAAGTATATTCTTTCCACCCTGTTGTATTTGTATTTATGGTCTGAATTATTAAGTCAAAATTCACTCCATCATTACTGCCATATAAATCAACTGAGTTAGGTCTATAACTTGAACCACTATACATTCTAAACCCCGCTATTAGCCTTGTCTCTGCCAACTCTATCATGTTCCATTGTGGTAACGTTATTCGAGTGTCCCAATATGTTGATGTACTATTATCAAATGCCTTAGATGCTGAGTATGTGGTTGAATATTGGTTACTGTAAGTGACTGTTCCAGTTGGTACTGAATAAGCACTGTTAGCTGCGACAATATTCGCTAGAGGTAAATTATTAACTGGTAGTGTAAATTTAATCCCTATATTCTGCCCTTCTGCTTTACTCATTCCAAATCACCTCCACTTCTGGTAATGGTATAAATGTTGGCACTAAATTTGTAGGTGGAAATGTTATACTAAATGAATCCATATCTTGTCCTATCTCACCTTTTGTATTGCCTGTAGTAAATGAAAGTGTTAGATTTCCTACTGCATTATTAAAGTCTACTGTGGTGAATTCGTACTCTCTCTTGCCAGTCTTGGTAATTCCAGTTACGGCAAAGGTCGTACTGTTGCTATCAACAAGGTTAAAATCTGCATAGTCTACCACTGTCATATCGTGGTCGGTTTTAATCCTTAGCCTAAATCCCCAATTTTGATATTCCTTATTTTCTTCGCTTAACATTGTGATATCAAAGTTTTCAGCACTCCTAAAATCATTGTCAGCCATTGCATATAGAAATGCTATTTTACCACTAACACTTGCAGAAATATATTCCGTGTTATATATTGGTATCTTCTCTATAGGCACAAAATCAATAATCCCTTCTACTTTAGCTTGAATATATTCAGAACCAATTGCCATACCAGCCCAGTTTCTACTTGTTAATAAATATTTATTATTTCCGTTACTATCTTCGATAAAAATTCCAGTACGATAATCATTAGTATTAAATAAATTAACTCTAACTGCCGTTCCTGTAAATTCAGTAATTTGTCTTTCTGTTTCCCAACTAAACATATCAAGTGATTGTTCTGCATAATTACGATAATACACAAGACCATCTGACTTAATATATACAGCAAGAATACCGTGGTCATTAGCAGTCAAATTCATATTTTTCCAAGCTCTAATAGATGAAACATAAACAACATTTTCAGCAAGCAACAAAGGTTCTTGAGTTGAATTTAATTTCTTTACATATAAACTATTAGTAGTATCAACCCAAAACATATATGGTTCACTATCAGTTCTAAGCGAATAGCCATCTTTATCAACATTATGAATCCATCTACCGTCTACTGCTAAAGATAGACTTTTTATATTTGAAACTTCATATCTTGGTAATATACTTGTGACTTTTGTGTTCAAATCTGTATAGTATAAAAATCCTTTACTACCTTCCAAAGAGAATCTATACATCCCTTGAGCTGGTTTTGTAAAATCAGTTCTTATAAGAACAGAAGATGTTCTGCCTAAGAAGTTAGCCCGACCAATTTCTGAATTTGATACAAAATATTTGTCTGTGATAATACTTTTTCTAACTGTTTGAACAAAAGCTTGAATAAACACACTTGCATCTATACGCCCTAAACTTGAACTATATAATGCAATTTCATTCCACGTTCCTATTTCTAATAAAGATGTAATGTCAAGTTCTGGTTTATCTACATTAAAATAACCACCTGTCGCTCCTAAATATGATGAATAATCAACACCATTTATGTAAACTTTTATATTTGTAGGCATGGTGCTTTCATATATACCATATTCGATACCGTGAGTATGATCTGGAATATCGATAGTGTGACTATGCGGATCAATTTCTATTTCGTGTTTATGGTGGATAGTTTTCATGAATTGATGAGCATGGTTATTTTCTCCACTTAATTCCCAAGATGTATTAACCATTTGTTCATCAACATCTATAGCAAGCCCTACTACTCCAACGGTAATTTCATCAGCAGTTGAAGAATCAACAATAGCCCCTCCACTTTCTATCGATTTAGAATATGCTCTGAATTTTTCTCGCTTAAATCTTAATATTGCTTTATTTACTACGTTTGTATATTCTGGAAGATATACAAAGAGTTTTAATGGATTATCACCATCAACGTTATCTACATTTGCTTCTTGCCAAGTTTGCAATATTCCAGATTCATCAAGTACAGTAGTTGAACCACTTTTATCTTTTATTTCTATGCCGTATTTTCCAACGGTATAGTTACCGATTTGAACTCTTTCTTTGCCGTTTATGTCAAATACTTGAATACCACCTTCGGTACTTATTTTTGTCATGTTATAGAGTTTGTCTTTTTCTACGTATTTGTCGCTACCAAAATCTAAATCATCAATGTATTCTACTAAGTCACTATCACCAACAAATACCTGATTAGCTTCTAATTGTACGAATTTTCCAAGCTTGCCCATTATTATTGACGCATTCAAACCAAAATTTCGAGTACCATCAGGTGCAAAAATATAACCCAAAACTGTAGAAAGTGTGTTCCAGTTGTCCATTGTGAAAGCTAACTTATTGTTAGTAAGTTTTATTTGTTCATCTTCATATATTCCTTCTGATTTTGCTTTTCTGCCTAATAATCCTGTACTATCTATAACCATAGATTGGTTAGTTGCTGATTTTATATCTTGATTGTCTAAATTTAATCCAACATCGAATAATTCGGATAATTTACTCTTTGAACCAGAATTAACAAAACTTCCCCACGAAAGATTTGACCCCTTAACTTTGTTTATAGTATTGTTTACTGTATTTGCTAAATAGTCATTATATTCTTCATTTGCATTTTTTAATCTCATGCTTGTGCTAAATAAAAATTGAACATCTGAATCTTTATCATCTAATGGTATATCTAGCCCCAAAAGAATTGGATAACTTAATCCACCTTTTGAATTTTTTAAAGTAACTTCAACTCCCCATTTTAATTGAGAAGTAAATAATTTATATTGAGATTCCGTAATAAAGTTTTGTAAATCTATAGAAAATTCATACTTTAAATCTTTATTTTTTGATAATAGTTTTTTGTATTTATCATATAAATCTTGTGCAGTTTGTTGAATTATGTCATCTTTGTCGTTTTCTCCAATTACAAAGTTATCATCTGTAACTGATTGGTTATATATAAACCTATCTAATTCTTTAATTTGATTCACGGTAAAATTATTATTTATTGATACAGAATTTTGTATAGTTTTAATACTATTTTCTATTGTTTCTATTTCATTTTTTTTACTTACAATACTTGCTTCTGTATTATTTATTTCATTTTGTTTTGAAATTACACTTGAATTAGCTATTACAGCACTTTGTCCACTTTCCAAAAGTGCATCTCTAACTACTATTAAAGATTTTAATTCACCTTTTAATGTAACTAAATTAGTTTCTAATACAACTCTCTCTGATATTTTTGTTTTTCTTTGTGTTAAATAATTAGAATATGATGTTTGATAATTTTCAACTAATGCTTCCCACGTGTTGATTGCATCTATAAGATTATCAGACATAAATTTAACACCATTGACTACGGTGTCTGTAAAATACGAAAAGTCATAAATTGTATCACCAAGTGGATTTACTAAATTTATAGAAAGCGAATTTCCACCAAATACAGATAATGATGTTATAATTTCATCTGTTTGTTCGGATATTTCTAAGGTTTTAACTAAATTATCAAATGATAAATAGATGTCGCTACTTTTTATTACATCTTCATAACTAATAATTCTAATAGTAGAGGTCAACGTATTGTAAACGAACACACACTCGAAAGCATTTGAAAAATCTTCTTGACACGCTTGTAGTAATGGTCTATCAATAAGGTCAAATGTCCTGTACAGATTCCAAAGACTAGAATCGACATATTCTAATGTCCAATTTGGTAAATAGGAAAATATACGTTTTAGAATAGTATCGTCATCTGGATTCATTGAATAAAATTTATAAGTACCACTCAAATAAGGAATAGTTTTCCTATTTATATCATATTCAAAACTTCTGCAAGTTAATGTTTTACTATCAGATAATCCATTAGAGGTTTCTGTTGGACTTTCGATAATATAGCGACCGACATCTTGCAACAAAATCGTTCGCCCTGTTGTAATAAGGTCAAAGCTTTCACAATTTGAACGGTCGCAAGTAAAAGTAATTGAGCCTATACTATTAAATCTTGGCGATAAAGTTATATCTCGTGCTTGAATAATACCAAGAGGATCACCGTTAGGATTCTCTAGTATTAGATTTTTATTTTTTAATTTAATTAATTGAGATAAATCCATTAAACAGCAACCTCCTTGTCTCCCCAATCATCCAATATTATTTCTTGATATTTTTCTTCAGTATTAATTAATATATTTAATTTATTTTTTAACTCTTCTATTGTTGGTAAATCGTATCTTGATTTAATGCGTAAAACTTTCCAATTATTATTAATTAAAAAAATATTTCTTTGATTATCTTTTTCTGTCTTGTCTTTGTGCCAATACCATCCATCGTATTCAATATCTATTTTTAATTCGTTTAATGTTAGAGCAACATCAAGAAAATAATAACTGTATTTATAATTTAAAGTAATATTGTTTTTATACCACATTGATAATATATTATAAATTTCTAATTGTGGCTTAGAAGTTGGTATTCCATTAATTTCTATATATGAATTAATAGCCTTTTCTCTAACTTCAGGTAACAATAAATAAGTACAAACTCCATATCTAGCAATACATGTATTTTTAAATTTTTCTTTAAATTCGTCAAATTGCAACGGATATTTAACCCCATATTTATTCTCAAAAGTTTCACAAAATTTATCTCTTACTTCTTTTGATTGCATAGGGCTTTCAACACCATAATTTTCTAAACAAGTAGCAATATATTTTTTTTTAATGGATGGAACTGATAACGGGTTACTTGTACCATATTTCTCTAACATTGTAATTTCTCTTTTATCTGTTATTTCTTTTAATTCATCAAATGATAAATTGTCCCAATATTCACGTATTTTGATAATGTGATTTTCCATTTGAGAAGGATATTCTACCCCGTATTTATCTAACATAGTTTGTTTTTGTTTTTCTTTGAATTCAGAAAAGTCCATTAAATTTTCAACGCCATATCTATCTATAATTGTTTTTCTGCGTTTATTTTTAACATCGCTCATTTTTGTTTCAGATAGATTATTCCAAAAATTAGACATAGCTAATTTATAATCCTCTGTTTTACTATATGAATCATATCCATATTTTTGTAAGCATGTTTGTCTTGTTTTTTCTTTTACTTCTTCATTGCTAGATGGGCTAGAAGTACCATATTTTTCTATGCATGTTTCTATGACTTTATTTTTAAACTCAGGAACATGCATTGGACTTTCTACTCCATATTTATTTAACATAGCGCTTTTTAAATTCTCTTTATATTCATTAACCTGCATAACATTTTCTACATTATATTTTTCTAAACAAACATCTTTGACTTTTAATTTTGAACATTTTTTACATGTATCTTTAGGAATAGTTTCTCTACCTATTAAATATTGTTGATACGTTTTAAATATATGCTTTCCGCAATAATCACATTCAACTTCTACTTTAATCTTGCTACTTTTTTGTAAATATTCTACTGGAATTGTTATAAAAGACCCGTATTTTTCTTCATATCCCAAATTTCTATAATGCTTTATGTTCCCACCAGTAATTCTTACATCCACAAATTCAGTAATTAACATTTAATCACTTCCATTTTAATTTATCTTTAACTTCCAAACTTACGTCCATTCTGATAAGTTATTTTCAATTCTGCTACATTCCCCGTAACTAATAACGAGTGCAATCCTTTAGAAAAACGCATAAAATTGACATACGAAAAATTCCCTAAAATATTTGTCCTTAGATTTGAACTTAAAACACAAGTTTTAGAATTAATAGTTATAACTTCGTTCGCTTGCATATTTGTCAATTCCATAGATTTTA